GTGAGTTCCTCTACAGTTCTGCTATGGCACTAGGTAGTGTCAAAGAGAAAATGATAAACTTCGAGATGTATGGTAAGAATATACCACACCTACAGGAGGACAATAATGTATGAAATTAATTATAACCAATTAATCCAAAACTATGATCAAATGATAAACACTCTTGAGTATGACTCAATGAGAAGTGGAGGTAAAGCAAAGCTTAATGCCGAAACACTACATCATTTATATGCTATGAAAGAGAAGTATGAATCAAATATGATCAAACCTGCTAAGAAGGAGGTAAAGAAGAATGGATAAAAATACCGAAGCAACAATAGGCTCTACCCAGTCGGATGACTCTATAGCAACGGATAGTCGAACAGAAGAACAAATGCTGGCTGACATTATGGCGAACTCCGAGTTCACTGAATCTCTACCCAATGAGCAAGACGTTCCTGAGTTAGACACGGAAGAGCCTGTTGAAGAAGACCCAGAGACAGAGGAAGCCGAAACTGAAGAAGTTGAAGAAGAAGTTGAGACAGAAGAAGAGGAAGCTACAGATGAGGATGATGCGTCTACCCAAGAAGCTGAAGTGTATACTCCTGATGACTTAGACTTAGATGCTAAAGTCGCTATCAAAATAGATGGTGAAGAAACTGAAGTATCTTTTAGTGATCTTATTAAAGGTTATTCTACTGAACAACATCTTTCTAATGAGGGTCGAAAACTTGGCGAAGCAAGAAAACAATTAGATGAAGAATACGGAAAAAAGTTTCAAGAGATAAATGATCTTGGACAAGCATCTTCAGCTATATTGTATCGAGAAGAACAAGCCTTGGCAAAAGAATATCATGACATCGAGTCTCAGATTGAACAAGCTAGAAAAGATGGTGATACCTACGAAGTTAATGAACTTAAAGATAAGCGAGAACAAGCACAAAAGAACTATTGGAATGCTAGAAATAACAGAGAACAATTAGTTAAGCAAGTTCAAGCACAGGTTGAAGAACAGAATACTAAACAATGGAATGCACAATTAGAGCATTTTAGTAAAGCTATTCCAGAAATGATACCTGACTTTAATGAAAATACTGCTAAAGCAATAAGAGAGTTTGCTATAGCCGAAGGTATACAACCAGAAATGCTAGATCGAATTACAGATCCTGTGATAGTTAAGTTTGTAGATGACTACAGACGATTAAAACAAGGGATATCTAAAGGTAGTGCTAAAAGAAAAGCATCTATTATTAAGAAAGCTCCTGTTAGAAAAGCTAAAACTAGATCTCAAAAAGAGATAGATCAAGAGACAAGAATAAGACAAAGAGCTTTTGCTGAAGATGCTTCTAACGAAGATCAAATGGCGTTTCTTCGAGGACTTGCAGAAAAATCATTAAACTATTAATACCTCGGAGGGTATAAACAAATGGCTACTTTAGGCGTAAGAGCTTCTGGAGGACCACAAGGTCCAAGGAGAGCTACAGATGCAAACGTTTCTCAGAGAGAAGACCTTGCAAATTTTATTACGATGATAACAAGAGATGAAACTCCTTTTATGTCATCAATCGGAAGTGCGAAAGCAACTGCTATTTATCACGAATGGCAAACAGACAAACTAGAAGTTCCAGGAAACTCAACCATCGGAGAAGGTACAGACTACTTAGAGCCTTCATCAGCTGGTGGTGGAGGAGTTGGTACTGACGGTGCTTTCTTTAACAAGTCAGGTCCAAACAGAACCAGACTAGGTAACTACACACAAATCAATGGTAAAACTATTGCTGTGTCAGGAACTAGAAGAGCTGTGGATCAAGCTGGTGTTGCAGATGAATACGCATATCAGTTAAAGAAAAGAGGCACAGAGCTAAGAAGAGACGTTGAGCATGATATGATTCATTCTTTTAACGTATCAGCTGCTGTCGGTGCTCAAAACGGAACTGCAAGAACTGCAGGTGGATACCAATCTTTTATCAACAGCACAGACACTGTGAACTATGTTGGTGAGTGGGCTGCTCCAGCTACTGCTGGTGATGGTACAGGTAAGATCAGATCTTCCTTAACAACCACTGCTGTACCTGCAACTGGTTCTTTATCACTTTCAGAAATTGATTCTGTTATGCAGAAGATTTATGAAGAAGGCGGAAAGGCAACTAAGATCATGATATCACCAAAGTTAAGAAGAGACTTCTCAGACTTAATGATCAGTGATACTGGTGTTGTAAGAAATATAGATGAGAAAGGAAAGCTAAGACAGTCAGTAGACGTATACATGTCAGACTTTGGCGATCTAATGGTTGTACCTAACTACATCATGGGATTAACAAATAATGTTCAGTTCCAAAATTCAAACGGTACTCCAGCTAATATTTCAGCTACAACTAACGTTGCTAACTTTTCAGCACTTATATATGACCCACAGTGGTTCGCTATGGCTTCACTAAGACCTTTAAAAGAGGTTGACGTAGGACAGAAAGGTGACTCAACTGTAGGTATGATGGTTGAAGAGTCAACTCTAGAAGTACGTAACCCATCAGGTTGTGGTGCTATTTACGGTTTAGCTTAACTGTTATAAGGGGAAGTCAATATGGCTTCCCTTTTTTTATATAGGAGTATAATATGGCAAAACCAAAAAAGAAAATTGGTGATGATTTAGTTTCTGGAACTAAAAAATTTTTTAGTAATTTATTTAGCTCTTCTAAAAAGAAAAGACCTGAAGGAAGCAAAAGTCCTTATCAAAAGCTTCAAGAAAAGAAAAAAGCAGATTTAAAGAAAAAAATAGGAAAACAACCTAGTCGAATACAAGATAAAGAAGGTAATGTTAAGTTTGCTGGCGGTGGAGATTCTAAACTTAGAAAATATAACAAAATAGAAAAACCTACATCAAGACCTGAAAAACCTGCAATGCCTACACCAAGACCTAAAAGTATAAAAGAAAAAGATTTTGGAATGGGTCAAATGGACAACTTTAAAAAATCTAAAATAAAACAAGGACCACCCCCTCCGCCTAAAAAGAAAGCACCTGTAAAAAGAAAAAGCAAAAGCAATATAAGCAATAGCAGTTCTTATGATGCAGACTTTACTAAAAAAGAATTAGAAAAGAGAGGTCTTAAAGCTAAGAATTTTATGTCTAAAGAAAACTATGCAAAGACGAGTGCAGCTAAAGATAAAAAAGTAGCTAAAGGAATGGACTTTGGTCAAAAGAAAAAGAAAGCAAAAGCACCTATGTACGAAAGCAAGGGTACAATGGGTGGAGTTAAAAAATCTAAATATTATAGCGGAGGCGGTACAGTCTTTACAGGGAGATAATAAATGCCAGGAACAATGACACCTAAAAAAGATATGAAAAAGTATACAGGTAAAAAAACACCTATGTTTAATCCAAAAACAGGTGCTGTAGAAATGAAATCAATGGGTGGTAAAATAAAATATAAGTACATGGGCGGTAGAGTAGACGATAAAAACTACAAAGGCTGTGGTGCTAACATAATGAGAACTAAATAAGAGGTATTAAAATGCAATACATAGAACACGTATCGGCTGCGGGAGTCGTTACTCATGTTCCAACAACTGGTTGCACCTTTAGAGTTACACAAGCAGCGACTTCGGTCAGCGGTAATAGTGGTACAAAAACAGGTGCAACAAGAAAGGTGACACACTTTTCTTTACTAGGATCAGGTGGTGTACCTGTAATCCCAGCAGTTGTACTTGGTACAGGAGTTAAAGCTAGATTAGGCTACTTTAATAATAATGGACATTTCAACTACATAACAGATGAAAGTGTTGGACCGTAAAGGAGATTGAGGACATGGCAAAGGAAAATGACTTTGTCTTCTCAAGTGCTACTGTAGATCAAAAAGAAGGCATACAAGCTGGTTTTGATCTACAAACAGCCGAATGGGAAGCAAAACAAAACGTAGATCAATACATAGAACATGCTAAGAACGAAAGAGATAGACAAGAATACTTTGGAAGAAGTAAAGGTGGATATAGAAAGCTAGCTACAATACCAGATATTGTTGCTATAAAAATATTTCAAGATCATAAACTAGATCTTCATGATCCAAACTTTATGAACGATTCTAACAATCTTAAAAAGTTAAAAAGTATTTTAATAACAGAATATCGTGATTTAGTAATCAACACTTAGGAGTAAGATATGGCATTAACATATACCGAACTCACTACGCTAGTAAGAAATTGGTGTAACAGAGACGAAGAGGTTGTTAGCGATGCAATTATTAAAGATTGTTTAAAGTATGCTGCTGATAAAGCCTATAGGACACTTCGTGTTCCACCTTTAGAAAATGTAGCAGTATACGAAAAATCATTATTGGAATCTGCAACTGCTCAAAATCAACTTGGGCTTACAACTACTGAATTACAATTACCTTTCGATCTGATAGAATTTATACAAATAAAAGAATTAGATAGTGATAACAAAACAATAAGAGTCTTTAATGAAAAGCTAGATATAAGAACATTTAACGATGTTAATGCA